ACAAAATATAAAAAGAATGATTGTCATGCTCATTGGCAAAGCTTTAAAGGCGGCGGCATAACAATAGGAACGCTTGTTCATCACGCACAGTTAAATGGATGGACAAGGAAATATGAAGTAACGACAACAAAGAAGCAAAGTGAAGTGGATATTGGCGCGATTGTTGAGAATTCAAATAAGAGGAAAATAAAACCCCCATTAAAAATAGAAGTTAGAGAATTCGATGGAATAATTGGCGAGACAGTTAAATGGATCACGGATACAGCGACATTCAAGCAACCAATGCTTGCGACCTTGAATGTGCTCGCAACATTGGGCGCAGTTTTCGGGCGCAAATATGCCAGTAGATTAAACACGCGCACAAATATTTATACAGTAGGAGTTGCGGGCACTGGATTGGGAAAAGAGAACTCGCGGAGGGCACTTGCCAATCTTTGCAATGAAGCCGGATTAAAAGATATTTTGGGAGATAACGGGGTTAGATCAGATTCTGGCATGGTTAAGTCATTATCAATACAAGCAAGCCAAGTAATGATGATCGACGAGTTTGGGGATTTTCTGAAAGGCTTGAAGGATATGAAGGCGGCTTCTCATATTAAGGCCGTGAGCAGATTATTATTACAGCTCTATTCGACGAGTGCAGGTATTTACAAACATGGCACTTATGCCACCGATAAAATGGATTCTATGATCTTGCATTGCCCTAATCTTTGCATTTATGGAACAACTACAGAGGATATTTATGCTGCGTCAATATCAAAAGAGGGAATAAAAAGCGGCGAGTTAAACCGCTTTATTGTTCTTCCTGGGGATGACGATGCCGCCCCCTGTCATGATGCAGAAGGGACGCATGACGTTCCGCCCGAACTTGTTGAGGCATGGAAAGCTTTAAATATAAATCCCACAGATAATAATCTGGCAGAAACGGGATCGGGAAAATTTGCGCCCAAGCCTTTTATTGTGGGGTGGGGCGACACATGGAGAACAATGTGCGAGTTGCTTGATTACCAGCACACAAAAAGAAATGAACCTAATGGCGCATTATGGGTACGTTATCGAGAGAACATCATAAAAATTGCCATGATCTATTGTTTATCGGAGGGCAAGACGGACTTGGAACACAAGCACGTTGAGACAGCTCGTTATTATGTGGAACTTTCCATAAAATATATGGACAAGCTGGCAAATAACCACATGGCGGATAATCAATGGGAAGAACTTTATAATGAATTTGTGCGGATACTTGAGAAGAATAAAGGCGAGATGAGAAAAACGGATCTTGCGAGGGCCATGAAAAAAGTCAGACGGCGTGATTTCAATGAAATGCTTGAGAGCATGAAGGAAGCCGAAAATATAATTATTGAAGGGCGTACAAACGAAGGCTCGGTGGGGAGGCCGACTGTTTATGTCAAGCTTCTCTAACAAAGAACAGGCCACAAAGATCCGTGAGGAAATGCAATGGACGCATCAAGCATTGCAATACATCTATAATAATTGCGATGAGGAAAGTGAGTTTTTTGAAATGGTTTCCGATGCGTGGCTTTTATTTAATCAAGCTCGAAAGGACATGGAAACTCTTTTGCAGCATTTTGAAAAATAGATATTTGGCCTAAGTAACTTGATATTATACATCTAACAAATGCAGAATACTGTGTCATAGTTAATCTGGATAAATCGCTGATTCGTAATTCGTCCAAAAACTCCCCGCCCGTCTGCCCCGCCTTTGTTATTGCCCATTCTTCCATTTTGTCGGCGTCGATCATGGTTAAAATTCCTTTATAACAGATATCTAATTTTTAGCTTGACGATCTATTTTATATCGTGTTAAGCTCTCAATAACAAGTGCCGTTGTATTCGGCCATGAACGAACAAGAGCGAAAGGAACTAAAATGCTAAGCAATCATGCAGACTACAGTAAGTTCACTGATACAGAACTTGAAACCTCCCTAACTCAGGTTGAGGTTGAATTAAAATCCCTCAGCAATACCAAGAAACAAATTGTCGAAACGATTTTAAATCGTAATGAAACCCTTATTGCTGATTTGTTGTCACAAAAACCAGAACCATACGGCTCTATAACTATTAATAATTTTGAGATTACCTACGGCAAGAAAATTTCTTATGACCAGAAAATGCTGGCAACACTAGCAAAGGAAATTGAAGCCGCTGGTGAGCCTGTGTCCGATTATATCAATGTTGAATACGATGTTTCAGAGGCAAAATTCAAGGCATTTCCAGAATCAATTCGTAAGCAATTTATACCTGCTCGAACAATAAAGCAGGCAAATCCATCAATAAAAATTAAGGAGCGGTAAGGCGAGGTGAGTCCCGGCTAGTCGGGGTGTCGTGTGGACAGGCGTGGAGGGGTAAGGATTGGCATGGATTTTTTTATAAATTTATTCGGCGTGTTTAGGCATGTCGGGGTTTGGTCGAGTCCGGTAAGAAGAGGTATGGTTTCTTTTATAAATTTATTTGGGTGCGGTGCGTTTTGGTTAGCTCTGGTGCGGTTTTGTTTGGACTGGCATGGGTTCTTTAATTGATAAAGAGAAATCGCGGCACGTCACGGCGGGTTTAGGTCGGGTCTGTCGTGGTAAGGCGAAGCGGGATGTGGTTTGGCATGGATTTTTTAGTTGATAAAGAGAAATTCGGGCGTGGCTTGTTTAGGTCGGCTTGGGTGGAGTGAGGCGCGGACTGGTATGGCAACTTTTAGTCTTGAAAGGACATGATATGAATAAAATGGTAAAAGTAAACGATGTAACAAACGGCGCAGAGGCATTTGTAGAAATGTCTAACCCGTATATCATTGAAGTAGAAATAACTGGAACGGCAGATATGCTATTCCATGCTTGGAATTGCGAAGCCGTTGAGGAAAAGGCCGCTTCTGCAAAGAACAGCAAGGCAAAGAAAACCGATAACATCGAAAGCTATGTTTATCGGAATGACGAAGGAGAGTTGTGTCTGCCCGGTACTTATCTGAAAGGCAGCATCGTACACGCCGCAAAGTTTAGACAAGACCCACGCAGCCCCCGTAAGTCAGCTATGGATTTATACAAGGCTGGTATCATTCCTCTCACAATCAACGCCAGCCTTGGCGTGAGCGAATGGGATTATGAGCATAAATGCAGGGTTGTCATTCAACGCGCCAGTATTAACAGGGTTCGCCCTGCGATGCGTAAAGGGTGGAAAGCAACTTTTGATATTCTTGTGCAAACACCAGAATATATCAATCCCCAAGACTTGCAGGACGTTTTGATTAACGCAGGACGGCTAGTCGGCATAGCTGATTTCCGTCCGACATACGGCAGGTTTAACGTGACAAGCTTTAAGCTAAAGGAGAGCAACTAACATGGCAATATCCCTACAATCCCTCAAAACTGGCGTATCAAAAGCGCCCCCGCGCATTCTTCTTTATGGAGAGGAAAAAATCGGCAAGACAACATTTGCCGCCAATGCCCCGAATCCTGTTTTTCTCCGTACAGAAGACGGGGAAGGTAAACTAGACCTGACCAGTTGGGACATAAAGTCCTTCAATGATTTTCTTGATGCTATTGGTGTTCTCGTAACCGAGAAACATGACTTCGAGACAGTTGTGATCGACACGCTTGATTGGTTTGAGCCTTTAGTTTGGAAGCAGCTTATCAATGACAGGCCACAAAGCGAGAAGGGCGCACTGATAACCAACATTGACGACTATGGCTATGGCAAGGGATACGGGTTTGCTATGGACTATTGGGTGCAAATTATTGATTGCCTCAATGCTCTACGAAACGAGCGCAATATGATGGTTATTATGTTGGCCCATTCGCATATCAAAACTTATAGCCCCCCTGACGGTAGTAGCTATGATCGCTTTACCCTCAAAATGAACGAAAAGGCGTCCGAGAAGTTTATGGAATTTTCGGATTGTATTTTCTTTGCGAAGAAGAAAATATTCTTGGCCGATGATGAGGGCAAGAAGGGTGACAAGCACGCCAAGAAGAAGGCGGTAGGATCTTCGGATGCCCGCGAGATTATGACGGAAAGCTTGCCATCATTTAGAGCTGGCAACCGTTACAATCTACCGGCTTCCCTGCCGTTCGATGACAAGGTTTGGGGGGTCATTGCAGAGTCGATTCCCTATTTCGATAGATATAAGTAACCAACCCACAACCAAAAGGAGTAACTAAAAATGGCCGATCTATCAGGTATGAATATCCAAGCCCAAGACCACAGCGCACCAGAATACACGCTGTTACCAAAAGGCTACTATAAGATAGTCGCGCTTAAGGAAGAACTCAAGGATACGGCAAAGGGCGGAAAGTACATCTCTATCGAGTTTGAGGCTATCGAATCCAAGCGCAAGCTATGGGAAAACTACAACATCGTTAATGAAAACGCCACGACCGTTAAAATCGCCACAGAGCAGCTAGAAAGCTTCGCGTGGGCCGTTGGCCTCAATACTCTCCGAAACAGCGAGGAGCTGCTGTTTAAAGAGGTTACAGCCTATGTTGATATTGAGCCTGAATCCAAAGGTAAGGACGGGAAGGTTTATAAGGCCAAGAATAAGGTTAAGGGCTACTATCCCGTGGCATGGACGAATGAGCAGATTGAGGCTCATAGGAAGTCCAAGGCAAGCAAAACAGGTGAAAGCGCCGGTGTTCCGCCCCCCGCCGCTACTGCTGCACCTGCCGGGGCTGGAGCAAGCCCCTGGGCGCGGAAGTCGGCTACCTAGGCCGGTGGAATACACGGGGACGGTTTTTCGGGTAGAGCCGCCGTTCCCGTGGTTCTTCTTACCACAAAAAGGATTAATAAAACATGGTTGATTTAACCTCGCTTTTCGACGCCGATAGAACATTAAAAGCTTGTGATGATGCGTTTGTAGCCAAAATGAACGCAGAGCCGCCACGGCCTTATCTTGGGGCGTCGAGTATTGGGGAAAATTGCTCTCGGAAGTTATGGTTAAGATTTAGGTTTGTGCGAGAAAAATTTGATGCAGAGACTTTGAAGAAATTCAGAGATGGACACATTACGGAAAAAACCATTGTCTCGCAACTCAAGCTTTTGCCGTCCCTCACACTAGAAGGTACGGGCGAACATCAGATTGAGATTGCGGACGTTGATCTTCATTTCCGAGGGCATCTGGACGGAACAGTTATGGGCTTGTTGGAAGCTCCCAAAACAAAACATGTTTTGGAAATCAAGGCGGTTGCGGATAAAAAGTTTAATGAAATTAAAAAGTATAAATTAGAGCTAGGAGAAAAACTTGCTCTTCGTAAATTCAGTCCTACATATTACGCGCAGATTGTTTTGTATATGTACAAGATGGGGCTAACGAGGGCTTTCCATGTGTTTGCCTCGGCTGGTGGAAGGGCATGGGTTTCTATAAGAACGGAAGAGGACGTATCGTTCGCCAAGAGCTTAATCGAGAAGGCTAGAAGGATAATTTACGCGAATGATGCGCCCACGGGCGTGTCTCAAGATTCCATAGATTGCAAGTATTGCTCGTTCGCTGGTATTTGCTGGAAGAAGGAACTGCCACCACGCCAATGCAGAATTTGCGTTCATGCCAGCCCCGTAGCAAATGGGAAATGGGAATGCCAGCTTTATGGGGAAATTGATTACGAGAAGCAATTAGTTGGATGCCCATCTCACACCTATTTGCCCAGCTTTATAAATGGTGAAGTGGTTTCTGCAACGGAAACATCAATAACCTATAAAATGAAAAGTGGCGAAATATGGACGGATGGTGTACAAAAGTGAGCCGTCGGATGTATCAGCACCGCGACGGCTCTAATCATCAACGGGTCTAATCCGCCATGACTGAGGCAGTCTTACCAGAAATTATTACCAGAAAACAAGCCAGAGAATTGGGGCTTAAATTTTATTATACTGGGAGTCCGTGCAAGCATAAGCATATATGCAAGCGACACACATCATACGGTCATTGTATAGAATGCAATAACATTAAATCATTAAATCAATCAATAATTCCTCAAGGTATTATGAGAAGAAGTGAAGTAAAAAAACTTAGAAAGGAATGTGGAGACAGGGGGCTAAAAACATATTTTACTGGAAATAAATGTAAGCACGGGCATCGCGCAGAACGATATGTGGCCAATATGCACTGCGTTGAGTGTGAGGCGCATGTTCATCTTATTATGTCAGAAGAAAAGTTTGACAAATATAAGAAAAAACGAGCAAAGAGGCAATTAGTGGCCCGTATCATCAATCCATTAAAAGTACGAGAGCAAGATAGGATTAATTACATAAAATATAAAGACAAGATTCTGAAGCAGAGCAAAAAGTATTATAAGAATAATAGGGAAAGAGCCATAAGAAACGCCAAGAAGTGGCAAGAAAAGAATAGGGATCGGTTTTTATTAATCGCCAAGAAATCTGCCCACACCAGAAGGGCTAGAAAACTTGCATCTTTTGATTCATTTTCAACAAAACAAATAAATGAAATGTTTGCGAAGCAAAAGGGGAAATGTGGTTTTTGTTTTTCTTCAATAAGAAGGGGATATCATATAGATCACATACAGCCCTTATCAAAAGGGGGCGACAACGGCATAAAAAATATTCAACTTCTTTGTAGGAAATGTAATTTGCGTAAAAGTGCGAAAGACCCAATTAAATGGGCGCAGGAAAATGGAAGATTATTATGACATACGATCTCCGTTATTACCAAAAGGACGCCATTGACGCCTTTATAAATTACCTCACAACTAAAGACGGAAATCCCTTGGCTGTTCTTTGTGGAGCAACAGGCAAGAGCGTTGTGATAGCTGGATTGTGCAAACGTGCAATAGAGATGCACCCAGACACAAATATAATAATCTGCGTGAATTCTCAGGAACTGGTGGAGCAGAATTATAGCAAGCTCGTTGCTATGGCACCAGAACTTGATATAGGGCTTTATTCGGCTGGATTAGGAAGTCGCAAGATTCGCAGAATTACGTTCTGTGGAATCCAGAGTGTCTGGGACAAAGGTTTTTCTTTCCCACGTACGGACTTAGTTATTGTCGATGAATGTGACGCCATTCCAAAGGGCAGTGAAGGCACGTGGCATAAATTCTTTAATGACTTAAAAATAGCAAACCCTTATGTTCGGGTGTGCGGAACAACGGCGACAGACTACAGAATGGGACAAGGAAGATTGTGTGAAGGCGACGGCAAGTTTTTCGATGAAGTGTGTTATGAATATGGAATACTGAAAGCCATTGAAGATGGGTTTGTCACTCGACCATTGAATCATAAAACCGATACCCATTATGACGTTTCAAAGGTGGGCAAACGTGGTGGCGAATTTATCGAGAGTCAACTGCAAGCCGCAGTTAATCTTGAATATCTCAATAAGGCTTGTGTCGATGAGATTATAGAGCAAGGTAAAGATAGAAAATCTTGGCTGGCGTTCTGTTCTGGGTCAGATCACGCCTATGCCATTAGAGATGAAATTCGTTCTCGCGGCGTGATATGCGAGACAGTAACATCGAAAACTCCAAAAGCAGAACGTAAAAAAATCCTTACCGATTATAAGGATGGTAAAATAAAATGCTTAACTAACCAGAATATTTTGACCGTAGGTTTTGACCACCCAATGTTGGACTTGATAGCATGTTTAAGACCTACAGGTTCGGCTCGTCTGTGGGTTCAGATGATTATGCGCGGATTCCGTTTGTACGAAGGCAAAACTAATTTCAAAATACTCGATTTTTCTCCTAATTCCCAAACCTTCGGCGCAATTGATAAGATACGACCAAAAGGCAAGCTGTCATCTGGCGAAGGGGATGCGCCGGTCAAAATGTGTGCCAGTTGCATGAGTGTTGTTCCTGCCAGCGCAAGAATATGCCCCGATTGCGGAAATGAGTTTGAATTTAATACAGACCCAAAGATTTTCGGCAAGGCTACTGGTGGTGCTTTGCTTTCCACGGATTTAGATATTCGTACCCTCACGATCAAGAGTATTCATTATTATCGTCATCAGAAAGAAGGAAAACCTGACAGTTTCAAAATTATGTATTCCGTAAGGGAACAGATGAAGCCTATTTATGAATGGGTAAGCCCACAATCTGAGAAAGCTAGAAGGAAATTCGAGGCATGGTGGACAAAACGCTCAAACCAATTGCCTCCAAAAGATGTTTCTGGTTGTTTGGAATTGTCCAAGACATTGAAATCACCAGTAAGCATATCTGTTAGGAAAGTTGATCGTTTTGACGAAATTTTAA